GACCTCTGAATGGTACTATAATTGTGCCAATAGTTGATCCAGGAAGCTGAGCGGTTTCGCAAAGGAAACTAGTCAGTTCTGGATCTCCGTTAGCATATCCAGGGTAGTTAATTGTCGCCTTAAATAGATTAGGACGAGCGCCACCACCTCTGAGTTTTGACTTAAAGTCATCGACTCCTAAAACTGCCATTTTTTATCTCCTTATACCGTACCCACGACTTCTTCAAAATCAACCCCGGTTCGAACAGCTACGAAACTTAAAGTTACATAGTTGATTGAACGTGCTGGCTTAATGAAGATGTCAGCTTTAAATTCATTACGATCAATTACCGCTGGTGTATTGTTTGTTTCATCACAAACAACACGGAAGTCAGTAATACCACGTCTACCTTGTACTTCGCGAAGTACTGGCTCAACAATATTTACAAATTCTGCTCTGGTAAATTCATCATTGAATTCAAACATAACTTGCTCTGCCGCTCTACCAATCGCTCTTTCAAGGACTAAGAATAGACGACGGACATTAATTCTATCAAAAGCAGATACTCTTCCAAGGAAAGTCTTATCTCCAAAGAGGAGAGCACCTTGACCTGGAATATTTGCAATTGGATTAATGCCAGCTTTATAAAGAGTATCTCTTTGACCCTTAGTTGGGCTATATGCAAGCGAAGTGATTCCAAGCATTTGACCTCTACGTGATCCAGCAGGTGAGAACCAAGCTGCACGATTAATGTCGGTTGCAGCCATAGCGCCGGCTACTGTTGATGCTGCAGGAATAAACTCATAATTATCATTATACTTATCATATACTTTCAAGTAGTTATTATCAACTATTAAGTAAGATGATCTAGTAAATGATGCTGTAGTTGTGACCGCATTTGTTACTTTAGTTGCATCGGAGTTAATACCAATAATATCACTTCTTGCAGGTGATGTAACAACAACACAATCTTTTCTTCTAGTTGCAATTGATACTAATTCATTAACAGTTGCAACTTGATCTATTCGAGTATTCATACCTGGAGCTATAATAAAATCAACTTCAATTTGATCTTTATCAGCAAAAGTTGCGTATGCTTCGAACAAATCACCATTTTGAATCGTTGCACCATCATTACCATTCACCAAAGAATACTCAACTGCTTGACCATCAGTACCATAATTAGTATTAGCCTGAGCGGCGCTTCCAGCTCCGGCTGTAACAGCAGCATCATTGAAATTAAACATATACACATATTCAGAGGCATTATTAATAACGTCTTTTGCGTATACACTTTGCCCTTGAGAACTTTTAGCCCCTGAAATACCAGATAAAAATGCAAATCTTTCTAGGACTGTGCCTTTAGTGCCAGAAAGTTTACCATCTTCATCAATAACTACAACATGCAATTCATCATTTCGTGATCCTTGAGCTGTAGCTGCAAGCGAAGTAGCAGGCCTCGCATCAAATTCTGCAGAGTAGTCCCAAGCTTGGAAATCTGAGTCCGCCGCGCTATCACCACCGGCATGGAAAACAGAAACCTTAATGCTATTTCCTAATTCTCCAGCGTATCTTGCAAGAAATGCAATATTAGCATCTGCTTCGGCGCCAACCGAATCATAACTAACAATTGCAGCAATAGATGTTTCAGAATTTTCAAATTGTGAAAAATCCCATACTTTAGTAATTTCAATGCTATCGCCTGTTGCTAAAGAACCATTTAAAGCATACGAATTTACAGCGCTGCTATCTGCAGCACGGGTTACGTACATCGCGCTAGAATATCTTAAAAACTGTGATGCACTCAAAAAAGGTGCAGTATTATTATTATCTGGAGCAGCAAAAGTACTAACTAATTCTGCTTCATTTGCAATTTTAGTAGCAACATTAATTGGACCCCAATTAAAATTGCCGGCAATTGCTCCTGTTGTGGACTGGACGTTTGGTACGCCACCAGTCAGATCGATCTCCCTTACGACAACCGCGGGAGATTCGGAAGGTGTGCCTAAAGCCATGAGTTTTTCCTCTTTAAATAATATGTTAGCATAATACGGTTGAAGTTTTCAATTCACTATTATTTATATATTTATAAATCTCTATCGTATTCAATGGCCCAAGGATGATCTTTTTCTTCTATTTGTTGAATATACTGAGAGCCATCATCTATAAATCCAAATGGCACCATATCATCTTCAATCTCTTGCATTTTCTGTTCAAATAACATTTGCTTTAGGTTAATGTCTGTCATATCACCAAAGTATTGAGTCGAAGCAAAATAACCAAACATAACTAAGTTCATCATTAAATCGTCATGGTTTCCGTCAGCTGCTTCATAGGATTGACCCTTTGCCTCGAATGTAGAAATCTCGAGAATAGTATTCTCATCAACAATATTAATTTTATGATTTTCTAAAATATCTTTGATGGCAGAACAGCCAAGCCGTTTAACTTTACGATTCATTTCAATACCAAGGCCTGAAGCCTTAATAGATGAAGTAACATGTAAATTTTCATATTCTAATTCATGGTATAAACCATTACAAACTACAGAACCTTGATCATTTGACTCTACGACGATATACGCATCATTGTAGACTTTCGCGTACTTATATATAATGTTAGGGAAGAGTATAGGCGAGATAGTATTATTGCGATACACAGCGACCTGCTCAAAGGGTCGAACAGAGATATCGATCACGTTAAACGTAGAATAGTCTTGACCTCTTCCTTTTGCTACGTCTACTGTCATAACATATTCGTGATTTTTAGTCGTCTCTTTATAGACGAGAAGGTCTCCCGCTTCAAGGGTTCGGATAGGGTTATGAGCTCGGAGGCTCATCAATGTTTCGGCATTGATGAGTGTATCTCCTGTGCCAAAGAAAGTATTGCCAAATTCTTGGTCAAACTGTAACTGAGAAGTATTTGCAATTGTTTGCTTCTTCCAGTTTTCATCTCTCCCGGGCACGTCCCACCAGTCCACTCGGAAAGGCTGAAACTCATTTGTATTTTGTACTGCTCCTTCCCATATCTTATGAAAAATATTACCAATACCATTAGCAGTTGATGTCACAATAATTTTTGTTTCCGTACCAGATGATACTACAGGATAAGTTGAAGTATAAAATTCTGATGCTCTTTCAACAAATGCAAATTCATCAAGATACAATAAGTTAACTGACATACCACGAATAGAAGAACCAGATGTTGCTGCTGCGACGATCCGTGAATTATTGCTAAACTCGATAGAACCTTTGTTTAATGCTTTACATCCAGGCTGCAGAAAGAATGGAATATTTTCGAGCATGAGAGTAATACGGCCAAGCATTTCACGTGCTGTTGCACCTTTGTTTGCCATGACTGCAATTGTTTTTTCTGAATGAAATAGCGCATACCATAACAAATACGCACATGCAGAAATAGATTTACCAGACTGACGACATGCTAAGACAATATTAAATCGATTATTATTAAAATGCTCAAACATTTGTCTTTGATACGGATATAGTATAAAAGGTACCAATCCTTTATCAAGAGCAATTACTTTAACATATTTTTCACAAAAGTACACAGGATCTTGCATACATTTTGCGTATTCCTGTACAAGAGTTTGATCCCATTTTTGGTTAATACCATCGCGTTTTACGTTAGGATTACCAAGATAGGACTCAGGCTGAGTCTGGCTTAACATCTATTACTTCACTTTCTTGCTGTAACATCTTTTGCAACTCTGCAGTAGATCCTACAAATATATTATTTTGTTGATGCTCGACTTGTTTAGCTTCTTTTGTAGGTTGAGTAATGTCTTTATGCTTTTTATTTAAATCCATTAATTTATCATTAATGTCTGCAATATTTTTTAACATACCGGCAAGTACTTCATAGGCACGAGGATGTTCTGATTCACGAGCAACATGAATCATATCTTCTAATCCTTCGCGACCTTTTTCAATGAGATCATAATAGGTCTCACGTGAATAATCATAATCGCTTTTTACATTATCATCTTTATCTTTCATCATGCACTATCTATAATATCAGTTGAGAATCCAAAATCAGAATCAGCTAATCCAAATACATTAACAGGATTTGGTGTTATTTTAACTGTTTCTAAATATCCATCAGAATCAATTAATCCTGAATTAATTTCAAAAAGATCGGCTTTCGTTGTTCGAATAATACTTGAAGTATTAACTGGACCGTGGAAGCTTACTTTCATTTCAAAATCTATAGAATACACAATCGTCCGACGCGTATCCATTGCACCTTCAAAGTCATCTTGAAAAGCTAGACCTTGTATAATAATAGGTATATCTTCTTTAAAGTCAGGATAATCATCTGGAAACGGTTTAATTGTTAAAGTATATTGCGGATTAAAAAACGGTACAATTTGTTCTACAACCTGTAAAGCATCATCCTGTGATTTAGAATATACATTTAACTGAAAATTAATTGTATACGGTACTGGAGGAAAAAACTTTTTGCGATTCGTATTATCTGTACCAGTTGTATTAAAATGAGAAGTTTTTGTTAATTGTCTGCTTGTATCATAAGCAAAGTTAGTTATTTCAAATGACATTCTTGGAAGCTTTAAAGCAACCTTTGTGTCATTAACTAAATCGTTATTCTCATTAATCCTTTCAATGTACTTTCTTTTTGGAGCATACGAAAGAGGAACTTTTAATTGACTAGTTCCACCACCAGATGAATTTTTACGAATAACATATATGTCGTTAAACATACGACCAAATATAGCCACACATTTACGAATTTTTTCATGATAGAAATAAGTACCAAACATTAACTATTCCCCGGATCACCAAATGGATTATCTTCACTGAAATCTAAGAAATCAGATGATTCAGTACTAAAGTCATCATTCTGTTCTGTCGCAGATAGTTTATTATCTTCAACAACAGATGTAATCACAAATCCAGATGAATCATTTCCGTAAACGTGATCGATTGATAATGGTTTATTTGTTACAAACGAATGAAGTAATCCATCGGTAGATCCAACATGAATTAGTTCAAGTACCTTATCTGAATCTGACCAATCACTAATTTCACCACTAATTGTTAGACTAGTCGCCGAATCTAATAATTGAGAAGCAGTATCACCAATTTCAATATAATTACTTCCAGTTTGTAACGTTAGTTTATACGTATATGCATATCGTGTTTCAAGCTCATCAACATCAGCAATTCCAGTATCCAAATCTTCACCGCTATATTCAAACAATTGACAACGCATTTTATATACAGGAAGATTTGCAAGTTGATAGAATGGTTGTTCATGTTCAACATGCATAATTTGAAAAAGTTTTTTTGTCATAGGAAGATAGATGAGGTCTCCTTCCAATGGACGAGTTAATGTTGTACTGCTATTAACCCGAGTGACCATTCTTTCAAATCTTTTCTTTGAAACAACAAACGTTGCTTCGTCTCTGATTTCTACGCCAAATCGAGTAAACAGGTCTCCTTCGCCTTCAAATCCATCAATATTCTCAATATACATTGAAACTTTATGACCTGATCCAAATGTAGAAGGAATGTCATCGCCAAAAATAGTATCTTGATTAACGATTGTTCTTGGAAGATAATATACGGACTGTCCATAGATCTCAAGTGCTTCTACGACTATATCATCATAGAGCAGCTGTTCTGATCTATTATCATGCTTAAAATATGGATTCATTCCCATAATATTATCCTAAGAAGAAATCAGCTGGTAATTCGTGCTCTAGTCGTATTGATTCTCTTAATCTATCGATATCGCCAGTTGCATCATCATAATATTGTCTACCATTCATCATAACTCCACCTGGCAATTGCATACCTTCGAACTTCAATAAATTTGCACCCCACTGTTGTTTAATTAATGCGGTGCCGTAATCAAGTAACCACATATCAGCCCAAATAGAAGTATTAGTTGTAGGATCTAATTGCGTATAAACTTCTACAATAATGTAGTCTCCTGCCTTAATATCTCCATCGGCAAAATCACCAAAAATATAAAGTCTATTTTCTCTACGAGAGAATTGAACTTGAGGCTGTCCATTAAGTTTTATATCAAGCATTGATAGATATTGCTGCATTTGCTCATAGTAGGCAAGTTCACCAGCAAAATGAATTAGCGATGACATATCGTTTAGCATCATTTGATATTTGATATCAAAAAAGTTTCTTCCAGAATTAAAATTAGATGCTAATGGAAATACTTTTGAAACAAATAAAATATCTGAGGACAATGGAATATATTCATTTGATACATCATCTGCAGTAATTTGATGCTTAAGATAGGTTCGAACAGTAGCATCTGAATGGTATTCACGATAATATAAAAGAGCTTCGTCGACTCGATCTTCAATTTGATCTTCGTCGACGTTAATCTCTATTACAGGATCGCCTAACTTTCTTAAGCAATAATCGATGTACTGTTGTCTGGTCGCAGGAAGTGCCATATCACATAGTCCTAAGATTAAGAATTCTTAGTATTATTTATACGTATTTATTTATGAACTAGTCTGATATGTTCTACCCTGCTCTTGGGTAGGTGGCGTAAAGTTTGCGGTGTACTTTGCGACACCATTCAAAACTTGCAAGTTTTCTATATAACCGTTCATAAAATTGCCTGGAGGGTTTCCAGAATTATACGAATCTGCACCTATAAATGGACGACCATCTGAATTTGTATATACAGTTGTATCAGTATATGTAGAACCGGATTGTACACCATCAACAAATAATTTCGTGTCAGTGCCAGAACGAGTCAATGCAATATGATACCAAGTAGATGTATTAAGAATTGACCCGTATATTTGATTTCCAACGGTATAATAATAAATAGTAGATCCACTTGTGTATATTGTTGGCTGAGAAGTTTGTGCGGTAGATGGTCGACCATCATAAATTATTTGTGCACCTGATAAACTATTAAAATATACCCAACATTCAATGGTAAAGTCTCGAGATCCAAAAGCAAAAAGATTAGGGTCACCGTTATTTGCCAAATGGTCACCATTCCCATCAAAAGAAATAGAGGTAGCTGCAAACTTAGTCTGTGTCGTTGAAAGTGCTGCATTTCCAACCAATGTCAAAGTATTATTCCCGGTTTTATCAAAGATACCTGCGTTATCCATTGGTAAGTACAGGGATGCATTAGTATTACCGGCCGGTGTTGCCGGTGGTGTGAAGTTAGAAGTATAAACTGCTGTGCCTTTGACCATACGAAAATCAGAAATGTAACCGTCAAATGGTCTATCAAATCCTACGGTCTGACCAATATAAAATGATCGTCCCGCAGTATAAGTTTGATTCCAAGAAGTTGTATTTTGTGTAACTAATATCCCGTTTATAAATAAACGATTATTACCAGACTCTCTTGTAAACGCGATATGGGTCCAAGTATTTACACTTAACGCAGTATTGTGTGTAGCAAGCGCAGTAACAGCAGAGTAAGACCCTGCTGACACACTTATAATTCCGCTATTTATGCCCACAACAAATGCATCTGCTCCAAAACTACTTCCACCTTGCCTAGTATCAAAGAAGGTGTCAGAACCGCTTAAAGTATTTGGATATACCCAACCCTCAATGGTCATATCACCACTGCCAAATGCAAGATAGTCAGCCATACTTCCAGATAAGTAATCTCCAACTCCATCAAAATACGTTGATCCCTTATTCTCACCAGCAGCGTACTCTGATCCTTGACCGAATGGATTAAAGGAAGAGGTTTTAGAATTGCCATATGGTGTAATTGTAAGACCGTTAGTTGAGTTATCAATAAACCTGTTGGATTGACAAGTAAGCAACGCAGTATTAGTTATTGCAGTAAGTTTTTCTGTTGATGGTGTAAAGTCAGAAGTATAAAGTGCTGTGCCTTTGACGAAGCGAAAGTTACTAATATTTCCAGGAAATTCTCTATAGACTCCTGTCCCATCCCACTGCGCTCCGATTACAAATGGGGTAGCCCCTCCTGAATATATACTAGGAAAGTTTAAGCTAGCACCTTGTTGCACTCCGTTTCGAAAAAGTCTAATATCATCGTTTGAGTCCCTTGTTATTGCAACATGTGTCCATTCGTTTAAAGGTTTTTCACCTAAGCTTATAGTAGAAAAATTACTACCGTTAGAAGAAACATATAAATTTGGATTAGCAGTGCTCGATTGCATAACCGTGATCGCACGATGATTACCTGTTGTTTGATATAGACCAAACTGTGTTGCGTAAGATTGAGAAGCAGTTTGATAATACCAGTATTCGATTGTAAACTCACCACTAAAACTCATATCTAGAGTTGATCCATAATTTGAAATTGCTATACCGTCATCAGCACCATCAAACTGAACACTCCATTTATCCAGATATGGATGGAATGCAGTTTGAATTACATCACCCGATGGTGTGACAGTATGCGCATTGGTTGAACGGTCAACAAATGTTGAGTTATCTAGACTAT